GATAATCTATGCTGGGTTTAGTGTTTTTATCAGCCATGATTATTTACCTTTTTTATACATGCCGCCACCACACATTGAGATCATTGTACCTTTAGTTTTACCCTTAGTAGCACAACCGTCTGCGCGTGATGAAGCTGAACCACCTTTAGATAGTTTTAAAGATGTTTGTTTACCACCATGTAATTGATCGCCATGTTGTTTCATTGCTGATTTAATCATAGACTTGTCTTGAGTCATGTCCATTTTTGAATCTTCCTTCATATCTGATTTAGCCATACCGCCTCCTTTAAATTTCTTACCTTTATCTGCTTCATTAAAATCTTTACCTACTGATTGTGGAATACCCACTTTTTTAGCAAAAGATGGGTTGTGTGCTACAGCTGCCATAAGATTACGTTGTGACTTAGACTTGCTTGGCATTTTTCTTTAACCATCCTTGAACAGTTTTAGTTTCATATATACGAATTAAAGTCCATATAATTGAAAATATTGCTGCAACTGCGGGTAACCAGCTCATTAATGTGCCCATAACTGTAGCTATAGAAGCGCCATCAATAAGATGTTTTGTGTGTTCGTTAATATCTTCGAAGTGTTTTATCATTTACAATTCCATCTTTTTAAAGAGGCAGCCTTACGAGTAGGTCTACCTTGTTCATCTTTCATAGGACCAGGCATTCCAGACATTCTAGCACAAAAAGACTTCTTACGAGGTCCACCTTGTGGTTGAGGTGCCTTGAGATTTGACCCAGTGGCTTTATTATACTTTGCTCTTCCTTTTGCGGTAAGACCTGCACCTTTCGATACAGGAAGTTTCTCGCCACGCCCAACTGCTAGAGAAGGACCTTGTTTCTTAGCCATAGAATGCTGTTACAGCCGTAATGTTTGTTGTAGTCATACCTAGATACAAAGCATTTTCTATTAAAATACCTTCACCTGGGAATACTATGTTTGTAGTCCCTGCTGCTGCAGCTGTATCAAAAGTAGCATGCCATTGTGTAGAATTACCTGTTGCAGGATTAGCTACATATGCACAAGCAGTACTTGCTGCAATAGTTCTTGAGTTTATATCGGTAATAGTAAATGTGTCTGCAGTTAATCTAGTGATTGCATAGTTACCATTAGTAGCAGAATCACCACTAGCAGCAACAAAAGAAATTCCAACTTTTTGACCTGTTACAAGACCATGAGCTACTTTAGTAACTGTAACTGTAGTGGTGGATTGAGCATACGTAGCGGCAATTGGAGCTGTTAGGCTGTCCCATATATTAACGGTACCGCCAGTAGCAGTGCTTGAAATTACTAGTCCTTTAACACGATTTCTGCCTATAAAAGCAAAACCATTGCTATTTAGATGGGCTGATGAAACATCATATTGCATTGTCATAATTAATCTCCTTGAGTTATAAAGGGGGCTGTGCGCCCCCAGTGATTAATTAATTAACTAACAGCTGCGCTGAATGGTGTAATAACAGTGCCAGAACCAAGTGATGAGCCAGATACTAAAAATACGCCTGTTGCAATATCAGTAATTTCTACATAAGAACCAACTAAACCACCTTGTGTTGAGCCGTTCATTGTAATTGTATCTGAAGCTGGAAGTGAGCCAAATGGTGTTCCTGTTGTACCTGCTACATTAATTATACCTTGAATAACGTCTGTTGCATTAGCTACTTGAATTTTGTAGCTGTTAGATGTAACAGCAGTAGTTACTAAAAATCTGTAAGTAGCATTAGTGCCTGTAGCTGCTGGAAGAGTAACTGTAATACCAGCTGCACGGCTTAGATTGATTGTTTGACCATTGTATAAAGCTTTTGTTACTGCTAATGTTGATGCTGTAACTGTTGAATTAACGCCTGTGCCTGTAATAAAACCAGCTGTAGACGTCACTGGACCCGAAAAGGTTGTTGATGACATATTTATGTTCCTTCATATAAAGTTAAGTTTACTAGTCTTATATGCGTCTGCCAGGACAGTCTAATAAACCAGGTTTTCCTGGATAAGTGAATAATACTACATATTTGAATTAATGCAAGAGAAAAGGGGCCGAAAAGCCCCTTAATTATTTGATACGATATGGTATCAATTATTTGTTCATAACGTACATTGTTACTTCAAAGCCAAAACGCATTTCTGTTGCCGATGGTTTAGTCCACATATTAATCTCCTAAAGTTATACACATCGTGTGTATGACTTCATATTACTCTTTTATTTTGCCTGTGAAATACGTAAAACCATGAATAACAGGTAAAGAAAAAGCCCACCAAAGTGGGCCTTATCTTACTAAGTGCTAATTAAGCACCTGGTGAACCGTACATACCGAGAGGATCTGACCAACCGAATGAATAACGTTCACGTGATTTATAGCGAACATTACCTGTATCGAAGTCACCGTCCATTGAATTTTGCAATGGAGTACGTACAAAGTGTTTCATACCGTTAGGTACATCAGTAGTTAAATACCAACCGTTACTATCTGTCAAGAAGTGGTTAATTGTATAACCTTCTGGGATAGAACCGTTGTTTTTTAACGCATTGATGTCATTGTCGGCAGTACCAACACGTAACTCAGTTTCTAACAAGCGTGTTGCAACGAATTGCAATGCTGGTGGAACGATAAGTTTACGTGGTTTAGCAGCGATTAATAGACCACGTTCATCAGTCCAAGCTGCAATTTGAATAACTGCATTTTCCAATGAAGTTTCATTCAAGTCAGCTGCTGTTGATGGAGTGTTACTATTTGTGCCACCAGAAACAAGAGTATGACTAGTTGAGAATAGTGCAGCACCATCTCCACCAGCATATGCAGTATTGAAGCCGTTATTAATAACAGCAGCTGCTTTAACTTGTTTTGTGTAAGCCATAGCACGAGCTAGACCTTTAGTGTATCTCGCTGATAAAGAATCGTAGAGGTTATCTTCGATAGCTTCTTCAGTTAATGAGAAACCTAAAGCAATAGTTTCGTGATTGTATCGAGCTGTCCAAGCTTCTTGAGCATTGTCATAAGCGATGGCAGAGCCTTCGTTTTTAACTGGTGCTGCTGAAAAGCCTGAAAGCTTTGTTTCTTCTTCGAATGAACGTTCTGAAGTTTCTGTTTCATAAACTTCTTTATGTTCTTCGCCATATCTTGCATATTCTAAACCGAATAATGCATTAAGTCCTGGTAAAAGCTCTTTTAGGAGCTGTGCACGTGAAATAGCCATGTTTTATTCTCCTAGTTAAGCTGTGTAAGCCGTGCCTGTAAGGGCAGTCAGCTGTGGGTTGTTAATCTTCACAATTACTTCAGGGTAAACCAAAGTAGTTGAAACGTAGTATGCAGTATCTGGAACTAAACCAACAACTCTCCATGGAAGTGTTGTAGCTGCGCCAGCGGCATCTGCAGGTTTAACAATAGATGCTTGTGAATCGCCTGTTGATGTAGAACCTGTACCGTTTTGAATCTCAGCTACGTTAGCACCTAAAATAGTTGCGTTAGCATAAGTTACTGTACCAGCTGTACCAGATGTTGTTACTGCTACTTTAAATTCAGCCATTGGATCAACCACTACATAAGCAATAGCATTAGTAACTGCTGTGCCTGGATAGTATTGAGCTTGAACTGTTTGACCTGATGAATTAACATATTGCACGCCAGTAAAAACACCAATAATAGTGCCTGTAGTAGTTGCGCCTGATAATTCAATTGTACCACCCGCTACGAGTTTAACTGATGCACCGTTATAGATTGCAGTATTATAAGAACCTGAAATAGGTAATTGTAATGTTGCGCCAGCATATGCAATGCCGTCTACACGATTAATCGGTTTAAATCCATAGGGTTTATCAATGGTTGGATAAGCCATATATAAAACTCCTTATTTTAAAATTATTTACCTTTGCCAAAACTAGTACTAGATTTTCTCTCATTAAATAGAGGCATTCTAGGATCGCTTTGACGCATTAAATTATTATCTACAGCTTCTGTTTGTGATTTAGTCATATTTTCATAATGAGCAGTTCTTTGCTCAACTAATTCAACAGGAGTTTTGCAGAGTAATAATCCGCCAATCTCAATATTGTCTTTAAAACGACTATCTGGATCAACTAACAGTTTAAATTTAGGTTGTTCTTCAACTCTTACTGGCTCCCAACCTTCTCTTAGTTTTCCTGAGAGATTTCTAGGGTCAGCAGTATTTAAAGTTGAAACACGAACCCAGTGATACGCGAAACCAGCCTGTTTATCAGGTTCTGGTAGAAGTTCTGGAGCTTTCCACTGTTTAGGGCGCTCTACTACTTCACGAGTTTCAAGTTCACGAGGCATTCTTACATCATTGTTGCTGTTGTTTAATTCAGACATTTTAATACTCCAATTTAGATTGTGCTACGGCGTACTGCTCTGGTGTTAAACCAAGTTTTTTGGCTAACGCTACTTGCGTTTTACTTAATACAATTTTTTTGGATGAAGTACTACGTTTTGCAGGAGCAACTACCGTGCTGGGTTTGATTGACTTTTGTTGAGACTTTTCAGACTCATTATTTGTATCTTCAGCAAATTCTTCGGGGAACTTGCGTTTTACTTCTTTATCGATCTGCTTATAGTAGGCATCTGTACCTACAAACGCTTTACCATAAGATGTTTCTAAATCTTCATGTACACGTTGAGCAAATTTGCTCATTGTTTTCTTGTTAGGATCTACATACCAAGGGTTATTTGCTACCCACTCGGCTGTTTTTTCATCCATTTTCGCAGGTTGCTGCGCATGTTGACTTTGTACACGAATATCAGGTTCTTGTAAAGTACTTTCCGCAGATGGCTTAAAATTCTTAGCTCTATCTATTTTAAGTTGCGCTGCCATCATTTGTTGAGTAGCTTTAGAGAGTTTATCTGAATCTCCAGCATCATAAGCTTCTCTATGCTCTTTAGTAGCTCTATCTAGCTCTAATTCAGCGGCATTTTGATAGGTACTTACAAGTTCTTTTTCACCTGTTTGAAGCATACTTCTAAGCTTTTTATTATCATCTAAGATACGTTGAGCCATAGTTAGTGCTTCTTGCTGTTCTTTATAAGCAACTTCTTTAGCACGTCTTTCGTCATGCCAAGCTTTTTTATATTGCTTAAATTTAATCTTTACGTTTTTTGAATAATCTGCAGATGTATCAGCTTCTTCAAGCTCATTAACTACTTCATTTGTTAATGGTTCTACATCACGATCTTCAGGAGGTGTATCATCGACTACTTCGACTTCTACGGACGTGTCGTCTCCTTCAATTACAATATCTAACTTCTGTTCTTTTTCCTCAGCTTCATCAGGAAACTGAAACTCTTCTTTTTCGTCTATCATATAATTCTCCTAAGCACTTCGTTTAATACCACGAGGATCTAAAACTACAGCCTCTACAGTATCGTCGTTAATCATTCGAAATTCTCGGCCATGAATAAGTAATCTTGTTCCTGCGTTTGGACGCACAACAATAAAATCACCCTTCTTACACCAAGGTCCGTTTGGAAATTTGTTTTTGTCTTGATAGCAATCAGGACCTAAATCAACTACAAATAAAACTGTTGCCAGTTTTTCTTCATAACTAATTGTTTGTTCTGCTTTTACCAATCCACTTTCAAATTCTTTTTCAACTTCAGGTATTGCACATAGTATGCGATAGCCTGACGGCTTAGGTACTTGTGTTGCTTTTTCATCGCTTGTGGCTTCGCTTTTATACGAGCCTACTATTGTTGGATTTGTGGGGTTACCACCTCCGATAAGTATTTCACTCATCATCTGTCTCCATTGTTTTATTCAGGTCTGTTATGTATTTTCGTGCAGTAAGAAGACCATTTATCTCGCCACACAATTTTTTGTACTCTACAAATTCGCTTATATTACCTGTACCTACGAATTCTTGAAGTTGCAAAATCTTTTCATCCAGTTGCTTAACTATAATAGCTAAGGCATTATGCGTTTCCGCTTGCATTTGTTACTCCTTTGGTTGTTGTTTTGTCTGCCTTTCATCGGCTAGTCTTTG